CCGCCATGTTACTACCATGGGGCCACCCCTATATATACATATCTGTATACACACATCATGCAATGCATTGATGGCCAGTGGCTACCAATTGATCCAGTAGACCAATTTGGTATGCGATCAGCGTACCCACTAGGTACTCGATACGTCGTTCCACGATATGGGCGATGAGCGATGACGTGCTCATCACTTTCTTGCCAACGTCGACTGCTGCCTCTGTGCTAACGCCATCGTTCATCAGATCACCTCAGCGGCAATCCCTCGGTAGCTGCCAGGGGCAAGCTCCACGAGGACAGAGTAAACATCTGAAGCAATTGGAGAAGTTGTTTCAATTTCAAGCAATCCACAAATTGCATTGAATCCACCTACCGTAGTACGGCCATCTAGACCCAAGGTCGTCTGCTGGACTACCACCGGTTTGGACCCGTTGGAATCGTCCCCAGGATAGCTCAAATTTGCATACGGAGCACCGTCATTTTGAGCCATCAAATCTTCGATGATTTCATCCACATGGGTTCCATCATCAAACAAATTGTTCAGCGGATCATCATCCGCTGTGGCGGGAACATTCGGCGACGTGTTCTGAACTGTAGCACGTGCCTCGCCGTAGCTTCGAATCAAGCCTACTGAATCCCGATTACCTGCAGCACCAACGTGGTTGCCGTGCAAGGTTATCTCGAAACTGTCCGCACTCGTCGTGCCATCGGGGCTGACAAACTCCGAATAATCCCAGTCTCCAGCCTGATACGTATTTCCGCCATTGTCCATGGGCGAAAGAATCGTACCAGTGCGCATATCACTGTGTAAATACACTTTGAAATCCGCATAGGTTCCCTTGAGATCAGAAGTCTGACCTGCCATGGCCATCTTATTCATCTTCTGATACAAGTCAAATCCACGCTTCCAGGCATTACGTGTGACCCACGTATCTAATGCCGTGCTCACGGTGATCCTACCAGCGTTCTGCCCAGGCTGTGGGATCGTATTCGATGAAACAATCGAAATACGTTTCACGTGGTAGTCCCGTCCTTGTCGATAGAGACGTCGGTTAATACGACTTAGATCTCTCGCCAAGTCAATGAAGTGGGAGGTCTCCGTTCCGGGAGTCCCACTATTCGTCAATTCATATCGCAGATATCGATGTGCCGGTGTCTTGGATTTTTTTGCCGCCATGGTAATCGCCTAACCAGCCGGTAGTGCGCTTCCTATATAGCGTCTTCCCGATTTCCGACACAACGTGCTCGGACTTCGGCCCTTTAGTGACATAATTTGTCACTTTAGTGCAGTAATCCGCAATTCCACGCGATGTTATTGCGTCAACTTGGACCACACGTTGATCATTCGTGAACGAATTATCCGTCCACTTTGCCAACTGTTTCCTCATCGGCCGATCAACCGATTCAGTCCAGAGCCTCTTCAGCTCTGTGTAGTCAATCCTCCTGCGCCATCGCATGAGCATGTGGACATGGGTATGCCATTGGTCCTTGGCAGCGCCTTCGAACTCAATGGTGTAGAACCCATGCACGCGAGCTCCACGACGTTGCATCTTGAGCCGCCAACTGCCAAATGCACGTCTCACGGTCTTCAACTGCGTTTCAACCGATGCTGATCGTACATTGTACCAATTACCTGGTAAGGTCAATGTCACGAACCGCCAAGACCGTTTCGCTTTCATCACAACGTCATCGATAAACCGCTGAACCTTGCTGCGCAATTTGCGCCTGGCTTTGTGCTGACAAGCCCAGCATCCCCGACTACGACAGGGTTCTGTTTCGTACATCGGCAAACCTGACTCAGCCGTGTTGACGAACGGCGTTGTCTTGGACATCTGCCTTCGTACGGTAAGACCGTCCATAGACCGCCAACTATGCCTGAGCCTCACGTGCCCAGTTTCATGCAATGACATGAAAACGCCCAAATTCTTGGCCATACCTGGTCACTCCTCCTTGTCCTCTCTTCTGCACCAATCGCACGTGCTGACTCGCACCTGGTGCGGGCATCGATAACACACCTCGTATTCGCACCCACATGCCTTAATGACCCACTCAAATTCGTGTTTGCCATTCTTGCAATCATACTTCGACATGGGGTATCAGCTCCTTCAGATATACTGGCACCGGTCCAACCGGCGACGTTCGTCCCAAACTCCAGCAATACTTGCAGTAGCTGCCCGACCTGGTTTCCCACGTGGCTGTGTATTCCCCACACATCGTGCACAACCATTCGGCGTGGTCAATCTTGGTTGGCACACAATGTGCACCAATCCATTCTCTAAAAAATGTTTGACTTATGCGCTCTATTAACCAAGGATAAGAATAGAGCGCATTTGCGCTTGCCGGGCATGCGGGCGCCAGGGCTGAAGCCCTGGTCCATTCGCTTCGCTCATCGTCCCGGTCCCTGCCACCTTGCGCTGCATCGGGAATGATACATTCCTCGATGCATTGCATCGGTGTCCCAGCGCTCGAGGAGATGGTCATGAACCCTCACTCCTCTTCAGACAAAGCGACCGGAGGTCCGGCTGCACGTGCTTGCTCATGCTCGCACCGTTCCACTGCAGCTAAACGCTTGGCCACGGTGTCAGCAGCCACCATGGTCCATTTACCGTTTACTTTGATCTTCGCGTAAAGCTTCATTCCAACCACCCGAGCATCACCTGTCGAAGTGTCTCCATTATGCACTTCGCCGCTTCATCGGTATAACCGGATGCGATCCAGGCCTTGGTCGCTTCCCAATGTGCGTTGGTAATCTCTGTTCGCTCGGCTAGTGTGATGGTCTTGTCCGCCATGTTACTACCATGGGGCCACCCCTATATATACATATCTGTATACACACATCATGCAATGCATTGATGGCCAGTGGCTACCAATTG